CCGTGAATTTCGGCACGTTCTGCGATTCGCGGGCGATCTGGCGCATTTCGGCGTGGATCGTCTCATCGAGACCATCGATTTCGCCTTCGATGCCTTTCAGCTTGTTGGTTTCTTCGGGAGACAATGCGCGAGATTCGGCAGTGTCGAGGATTTGGCGAGCTTCTTTGACCAAGCTGCCCCGGCGTTCTTGTAGTTGTTTCAACTTCATGTTGTTTTCTGTTAGGTTTGGCATTAGTCAAGCAAGCCCATTCGCCGCTGCCAGTGGCTCAGGGAAGTATCAGGCGAATCAACTGGCGGGGTCGCCGACGATTCGCAGAAAGTTTCAAGGGAGCGCACGGCGACCGATGTGTCGGAGTATGCGGGCTCGGTGACGGGAGAAACGTCGTAGATGCGCTTTATTTTTTTGATCGTGCGCATGTAGATCACATCAGCATCCTCGGCGTTTGTGCGGGTCTCTGTCCACTCTTCGCCATCTTCATCGTCAATGATGAAGGCGAAGGACGATTGATCGATGTCGCCACGCTTCACGCTCTCCAGCAGGTCATTGCCGTGCGTGGTGTTGGGCGCCTCGAACTCATACCAGAGGCCCGTTTCATCGACGCCGAGTTGCAAGGTGCCGGATCCATTGCGCGAGCGTGCCAGCACGATGTTGTTGTCGTGGTTGAAAAGCGCGCGCACGTCGGTCATGCTTGCACCTTCGAAGGCCGTGGCCGCGATCGTTTCGCGGAACTTGTAGCGGCGATCCTGCGACATGAGCGGCTCGCTGACCGTGTTGAACTTGGCCGCGTAGCCACGGATCGTGCGCGATTCAGTGTCTGCCTGCACGGACATGCGGACCTCCAATGTGGCGCCGGTGACGCGGATTTCTTTCTGATGAATGTCAGTTTTCATGCTTCGATTGCAAGGATGAGGACGTTGACGGCCGCGGTGTTCGCCTTGGCGTAAACCGTGCCGGATGTTGGGGTGAAGTAGGCAGATTGCCCGGGGTTAATCTTGAATTTGAAGACCGTCAGACCCGAATCTCCGCCGATTTCTACAAAATTTGTCGCGTCTAGATTCTGGATCATGACGGCCTGAGGGGTGCCGGCGATGTTGCCGAATGTCAGCAGTTCCGCAGTGGTGCCGATGTTTTGCGTGGCCTGCGTCAACTCGCTGCCAGTCATGTCGAACCGTTTCGACATGCTGTTGCTGATCTGCGCGCCGTTTTTGCGGGCGTTGAGCTGGATCGAGAGAAATGCTTCGTTTGCCATAGGTCAGAGGGTTGTCGTTTCGGTTCGTGGCGCAATCGCCGGGTTGTTGTAGGCATCTGATGCCGGGTCGGAGGTCTTGGCGTAGCCGAGCTCGGCGCGCACTTCGTTGGCGTTGAGGACCTGCATCTCGCGCATGGCTTTGTAGAAGTTCGCGCGGGCCTCGAGGGCGACGGACGCGATCTCGTCGCGGTCGAATTGGAAATAGTAGCCCGCTTTCACCTCATCGGTGCGCAGCAGGGTCATCGCCATCGATTCTTCCCAGGCTTTCAAGTGAGGGTCCAAGCAGAAATTCAGGAAGCCGAGCGTTTGCTGCTCGATACCGGTTCCCCAGTTCGATGCGTTCGAGTCGCCGATCATGAATGCGGGGATGCGATAGACTCGGGCGATTTCCTGCAGTTCAAAACGGCGCGATTCGATGAACTGCGCATCGGCCATGCTCATGCCGTTCGTTTGCTTGAAGTCAAAGCTGCCGTTCAGGATCGGCACCTTGCCTGCGTTGTTGAATCCGCTGTATGTGGCATTGAACTCGTCGCGTGCGTCTTCCAGCGCCTCCTTTTTGAGTTGCGTGGCCGAGACCAGGAACCCGGGGAAGCGTGCGCCGTTTTTCATCAGCGAGCCCGCGGCCTTGGTTTGGGAGATCGCGGTGCCGATGCTTTCGCGCAAGATCGTGATCGGAGAAATGCCAGTGTAGCCATCGCGGGAAAATCCGCGAATGTGCAGCACGTCGGTGCGGCTCAGCACTTCGGCTTCCCCGCGCACGCGATACGAGACGAAATGCCGTCCGTTTGACATGCGGATCAATTGCGGATCCACATCACACGGGGCGAGCCACTCGATCGCGACCGGATCAAAGCCGGAATCGCGGAAAACGCGAGCGAAGCCATTTCCGCCGAATCCTTTTCCGGTCTCCATGAGCTGCCGCAGCTCGAAGCTGCTGTGCAAGTCGCTGGGGATGCCGGCCATCAGGTTGATCGCTGGGTGATTCTTCACCTCGACCGGTCCGTCTTTTGATCTGCGATAAAGATAGATCGGCAGTTTTGCCACCATGTCAGCCAGCAATGTCACGCATGCGGTGACCGCGGCCACGCTCATGGCAGAATTTTCGTTGATCGCCACGCCGGAGGAAGAGGGCGAGATCAGGATCTGATTCAGGCGACCTGTTAGGTTGCCGCAATCGTCTGAAATCGACCGTTTTTCAGGGATTTTTGCGCGTCGCGGTGCCTCCAAGCGCACGACGGAATCACTTGATGCCGCCGTGCGCTGGTTGCCTATGAACTTGGACAACACCTTCAGCACGCACTCACAATCGCAAATTTTGTGCGATTATCAAGAAAAAAGTGCAATAAATGTGCAATTGTATGTTTTTTGCAGTTAAAACACGAAATGTGGGGTGTTTTCTGCTTCCGGATCGCGTGTCATTGCGCGGCCGATTGCCATGATCGCAGCGACCACTGGGTCGATCTTGTTCTCGTTTCGCTCTTTGTTCGGGAAGACATTGTCTTTTTTGTCCAGTCGGGCGGTGACGTTGCCGATCGCCCAGGTCAGCACCGGATCCCCGTTGTGAATGATCTTCCCCGCACGGATCAGCGCATCGAGTTCTTTCATCGGCTCGCTCATCATCAGGACCGTGTTCCGGTATTCGACGATTGGCACGCCCTCTTTCTCGAGCGCAGGGAAAACTCCCCAGGCGCGGTTCGGGTCGCTCGGCATTTCGAGCACTTCGTAGTCACGGCAGAATTTCACCGCGTCTTCTTTGAAGACGTCGAGGTCAGTCACCTCATCGCCGGCGACTTCCAACCATCCGGCGATGTGCCAGTTCCGGTAATGCTGATTCTCAGGAAGATCGAGCGTGCTACGAGGGATGTAGTATTTCCCGAAAATCGCATAGCGCTTGTCCGGCAGGCAAAACAACTGCATGAGTGCCACAAGGTCGTGTTTGCTCGCCAAATCGCCGGAGAGGTAGCACGGGAACTCCTTGTAGTCCTCGCGCGTGATCTCGGGCCGCGCTTGTTTCTGCCATTCCGTGAGGTTGAAATACGCCTCTTTCACGCTGACCCATTGATTCAGGTGCTTGGTCCGGAATGCTGATTGACGGCTCGCGCGCTGCTGAGCTGCGGCCATGTCCGCGAGGATGGTCTCGGGATTGATCGAGACGCCCCAGTTCGGGTTTGCTTTGCGCAGCGAGTTCTCGCTATCCCACGCGTCGCCCTCATCGATGGTGAAGATGATGCAAAACGTGCTGTCGTCTTGAAATCCATCGATGTTTTTCAGGATCTTCTCGCAATGCTGCCAGTCGTCGCGGCACGGGCCGGAGGTGTTCGCGCCGGCCGTGGAGATCACCAGGGAAAGCGGTTGCTCGCGCGCCCCCATTCCCGTTTCCATGGTGTCGAGCAGGTCGCTCACTTTGTGTTCGTGGTATTCGTCTGTAATCGCGCAATGGGGAGAGCTGCCGTCGCCTGGCTTTGCAATTACTGGCAAGAATTTGCTATTATCGGATTCGATGACCAGTGATTGAGCATTGATCGTAATGCCCAATGCTTCCGCCATTTCCGGTCTGCGCATCACCATCAAGCGTGCAGGGCTGAACACCTCCCACGCCTGTTTTTCGCTGGTCGCGCCGGAATAAACCTCTGCACCGATTTCCCCATCAGCGCAAAGCATGTAAAGCCCAATCCCTGCGGCTAAAAACGATTTCCCATTTTTGCGAGGAACGTAGATCCGCGCTTTCTTGAATCGGCGCATGCCGTTTGATTTTTTAACCCAGCCAAAAATCGAGCAAACAATGAACTTTTGCCATGGCTCAAGCTTGGCTAAATTTGGCTTTTTGGTTTTCGGATCTATATCCGCCCATTTGCCCTTTACGTGAGGCAGCAATTCCATGAATGCGCAAGCGTATTGAGCTTTTTTTTCGTCGAATTTATACGGGTAGATTTTCTTTTTTGATTTTTTAATGTCGCGAGCATGCCGCTTGCATGCAAGCTTTACCCATTTGCAGGTGGGGACTTTGCCGCTTGCAACGCCTGCGATGTAGTCATTCATATCGCTGATGTGGCTACTCATAAAATCATTGTTAGTTCCGGCTGGCATTCAACGATCTTGTCTTTTTTCTGAATGTTTTCATCTGCCCATAACGGGCGAAGATTTGAAAAGTGAGACAGCTTAACAAGATCGTCTTCGTTTTTTGCAGATGCAAGCGGCACGATGTGATCCAGATGCCATAGATGACGATTGCTCCATTTCATGCCTTTGACAAATTGCGCTTCGATATGTGCTTTGAAAACTTCCCATGAGCAACCAAGCATTTCGCGTGTCTTGCTGCCTTTTGTGAATCCGCCTCCCATAAATGCCGCTTTCGTCCTGCACCTGATTCTTTCTTTCAAAAGAAACATGGGGTCTTCTTTTCGGCGGCGTTTATTTCTGCTGCGCTGGCGTTGGTTGTTTGCGGTTCTCACGCTGTCTCTCTTTTTGTATTCTCGATTGTAATTGTTTTTCCTTTCTCGATTCTCTGGAATCCTCCAATATAAAGAATTGGACGCCCTCTTTAATTGTATCCTTTTTTGCGATCTGCATTCAGCCGAGCAGAACTGCAATGACCTCCCTGAGAAAATAATGCTGCAATTTTTGCAGTGCTTGATTTTTGATGCGGTCTTTTCCTTAGCCTTGATCCTGCGATGCTCTGCTTTCAATGGATCATTTCTGAATCTCTCTCTTGCGATAGATTTGCATTTATGGCTGCAATACTTAATGCTTTTGCATTGTGTATTCGCTGGTATGAATTGTGATTCGCATATTTGGCAACTGCATGTTTTTTGTTTTTTTTGTTTTGAAATTCTGTGCATTTCTCTGCATTCGGCAGAGCAATACCGTGATTTCCTTCCTGCTTTTTCGCAGTTTTTCAAAGGGTCGAAATCCGCAAAGCAAAAAAGACATTGGCAAATTTCTTTGTATTCGCGCCAATTTATGCCGTCCCGTTCAAGTGACGCAATCATCTTTTCAATGGTTCTTTTGCCTGTGATTTTTGATTTGTGCATTTTAACAACTTTTTCAAGTTGTCGTTTACTCAATTCTCTTTTTTCGATCATGGCTTTTTACGGTTGAACATTGCGAACGGATTTTCTTCTACCTTAGTCGGCACAACCATTTTCCCCAGCGTGGATGGAGTTAGGCCGAGCATACCCAGCCCCTTTTGAGCCAGCGACAATGACGAAGAGTAAACCGTGAAGCTTTGATTTTTTACCTCGCCTCGCTCGCTATGCGAAATGTGGCCGCGCTCGTTCAAATCCTGCTCGGCCAAAATCATGCGACCGATGGCGCTTGCCGTGGTGGTTATGAGATCCGCATAGCTTGGCGATAGCGTCCCCATCTTTTCCATCAGTCCGCACAATCTTTCAAAGACCTCCTGTGCTTCTCGGTTCAATTCAAAAGTTGGTTTCACATCACCTTTGACCGGCTCCGCTGTTTTTTGTTTTGGTTTTGCAGCCATGTGCGTATTATATGCAAATGCATAAAGTTTGCAATAAGTTTTTTTTGTGGTTTATTGATTATTTTTCCAAAGAGTCGTTTCACTTAGCCCGTAGAAACATGGGAGCCCCTTACGGTGTTCGGTTGAACGCTGTCCACTTTGCCCCCCACCCCCCCCTCCGCACAATGTCTGGTTGTTGTTGATTGTTTGCAAATGCAAGTTATTTGCGTTTGCTGCGTTCTTGCGCCTCAAGGCGCGCGTGGCAGCGTGTGCAGACGCTCATCAGGTTGTCCATGTCGTAGGCTCGCTCGTCTCCGGCGCAGATGATCAACGGCACGATGTGGTGCACCTGCTTGGCGCTCTCTGTCGTCTGCTTGCGTGCGTGGTCGCCGTGTGGATCCTCGCAGATCGGGTTGACCGAGAGCTTGACTCGCCGCACTTGCTGCCACTTCTTCGACGACCGGAACTCGGCAGCAGCGCGGAGCAGTGGGCAGTTGATCCGGGTTGTCGTGTCGTAGCGTCTGCGATACTCGGGCAGCATGTCGGGCCGCACGTGCTTTTCGCAGTAGTTGTTGCCGTTGACCAGGACAGCGCAGCCCGGGTGTTTGCATGGTGATCTCATGGGGTGAGTGTAGCGGGTTGGTTGGTTGAATTCAAACGATTGTTTTTCTCTGTGGAACAATTTGCCAGAAAATGACGTTTCCCCCTGTCCCCCTGTTCCCCCCGTTGGGTCCGACTTCCTAGATTCCATACCCAATTTTCAGTGATTAGTGAAATTTGGGTAGCGTTTCTAGGTACTAACAGGTAACGGGGGGAACAGGGGGACTGTTGATAAATCAATGATTTGCCCCACGAAAAAACCCACCAAACGGGGCTGTTGGGTGGGTTTGTGATTCTGTGGAACAATTTGCGTAAATCGGTCAATGTTTCGGCTGGATGACGTATGTTTTGCGTTCCCGTTCACGGCTCATGGCGTCGTGATCGAACGTGACTTGGCGAGTGATGGTGATGCCATCCACCGCAACGATGTCCGTGGCGGCATCCTTGAAGATGCGTCCCAGAATGCGACCTACCGATACCTCGGCGGCTTCTTGACTGGTCGCTCGTCGCCCGGGAATCGCCAGATCATTTTCCTCTGACGCTTCGGCAAAGTCGGATGCGGTGACGGCAGTCAGCGGGTCGTGGCCATCGTTGAGCATGGCGCGGACGACATCGCGCAGCCATTGCAGTTTCGGGTTCGCGGTCCGGAGTTGTTGCTCCTGGTGATCTTCCATGAGTGGCGCAAGGTTCATGATGTTTTGCACAATCCAATCGAGAGCACGCACCCAGCCGCGGAAGTCGTGGCGTGTTTCGTTCGTGCGTGGTCGGCCGGCTTCCGCCCAAGCATGCAGCACGGCGTGGACTGCGGCGAGGTAGCGTGGTTGGTGCGCTTTGATGTGGTGGAGAATTTCACCTTCCGGCCATGTTCGGTATTGGTAGCCCGGGGCCTGCTTGCGGATTCGCGTGATCACTGCACGGTTTGCAAGGTCTCGCGTGAGCTCGGCGCCATTCGTCGAGAGCTGCCACAGAAATGGCGCGGTTTCGACCTCGACGCATGCGCGGAACGATCGGGCGGTGACCCGTGCCTGTCCGCGGATCGCGCTTTCCAGCGTCTGCGAGTCGATGCGGCCGCGAATGTTTTCCAGAGTGATCAGCGGACGGCCTGCGATCAGCGCACCGCCGATGCGTTCATCGAACGAACCGACGCCCCCGGTCGCGTTCGTGATCGTGTAGGGAGTCTCGCCATAGACGGCGGCGATGAGCTTGTGGCGGTAGGATTTGCCCGCCTGCGATTGGTCGGCCTCGGCCACATCGATGGGAAAATCGTCATCGATCCAGCGACCGATTTTCAGCGCAGGAGAAATGAAGGATGCGGCCGCGCGTGACGCCTCGCCTGGTCCCGCGAAGTCGATGTCCACCAACACCTCACCGAAGAGGATGGCGAGCGCTTCATCGAGTGAGACGGTGGGGATGCGCTGCCGACCCGTCACGAACGTGCCGCCGGCGTGTGGGTGCCATCCGTAGGCAAGAAGCTGCGGGCCTTCGTTTGTCCATGCCAGCACAGGCGAGCCGGTGATTTGTTGGATCCGTGGTAATTGTTCCCGCGCGGCCGTCGAGTTGAGCAGCATCTCGCAATGGTTCGATGCCATGAGCTTCGATCTCCAACGCATGCTGCCATCCTCTCGCTTTTCGCGTGCCATCACGCGCGGGCCGAATTCCTCGATCAGCGAGGTGAGGCGCGCGGCCTTCACCGGCTCGAGTCGCGGTTCGTCCTGCTCGACCACTACCTCGTGCACGGTGGCAGATCGGGAGAACAGGCGATGCGTCGGCGCGACCAGAGAAAAGATGTGTCTTGCCGCGAGCTCATTGCGGATCTCGCCATTCGGCACGGGGAAGATGTGAGCAGGAATTGCGTTCGGGTCATTGCTCGCAGCGATGTCCTTTACGATCGCGCCTGGCGAGCTTGCGACTGGAGGTGCGGTCTTCACCGGTTGCGGTTGTGGCGGCGCCCATCCATGCGCCTGGGCGCGGTGAAAGAGCGTGCCGGCAGTCACGTCCTTGAGGCGCTGGGAAAACTTCTTCGCGTATTCGCCCTCCTGCTCTTCTGGGGACCAGGCGACGAGAGCCGCGGTGCCTGCGGCTTCACCGAGAGCATCCCATACAGCAGACGCGATTTTCAGCCATTCGCTGTATTCTGGGCGCGGCGGGATGTGTTTCAGCATGTCGCGCACCGTCTCGGCAGTGGTTGCTTGTCGCGTCCCTCGAATGATGATGCCGCCGGATTCGCTGTGTTTAACCGCATTCGGCTGCGCGGCCATCTCATCGTATGGCATGAAATCATCATCCTCATCGGGTTCCGGCATCGGTTCGAAAACTTCCGCCTCTTCCAGATCGCGGATCCACGCATCCGGATCATGCGACACAAAGCACAAGCGCACCGGGTCCTTGCATGCTCGGTCAATCTTGAGACCTATCTCGGCGAAATGCGCCTCGGCCGCGAGAAATGATGCAAGGTGCGTTTCGGCGTCTGGGTAAATGCGCGCCACTCCCTTCACTCCTTGCCCGGAGGGCGTCACAAACACGGCCACCATGTGAGCATCGCCGATCAGGACGGCGCGCATGTCATCGACCGACCATTTCGGGTTATCCTTCTTGTCGAGATCGATCTGCACCAGTCCGGAGTGGGTGAATCGCCCTTCGCTCGCGGCCTTCATGCGCTGACCATCTACCACGCCACTGAGCGAGACCGCGGGAAGGTTCTTCTTCGCGACCTCGGCCGCTTTCAGGTCATCTGCTGCGAGTGCTGCGCGGACCTTGGCGACAGGTGCTGCATATTCATCGGAAAGAATCGCGTCGATGAGGTCAGCGAGGGTAGTGGTTGCCGTGGGCTCCTTTGCCCAGGCGTTTCGGTAAAAGTCAATGGTGGGAGATTTGGAGCATGAGGTGCGTGATTGTTTGGAAGCGACGAGATCGGCGACGGTTGGCATAGTGGGTGAGGTGGGAAGGTGGTTCATGGATTTTTCTTTTTCGTTTCGAGCAAATGCCCGCAGTCGATGCACCGCAGGTTGTCGCCTTTCCACATCGGAGTGCCGTACTTGCATTTCGGGCAATCCGGTAAATCCGCGTAGCTCGGTGGGGCGAAAAATGGTTGCCCAGCGGGGGAGTGTGCATCCTTCACCGTTTGGGTTGATTCGAGTCCGTATCTGTCTTTCATGGATTAGCTGCGGTGATTTTGATTCCGGCGGTATCATTTGATAGCATCTCCGCCTCGCCCCTTTCGACGCGGCGGTGGTAGTCGATGGCCTCAGGCGAGACGAACATGCCCTGAAACATGTCCTTGAGGTGCAGGCCGGAGAGCGAGCGCACACGCGACAGGGCGACGTAGGCTTGCCCCGGCTCGCGGGCCGCGCGGATGTCGATCAGTGCCTCATCGAGCGTGAGGCCCTGCGACTTGTGGATCGTGCACGCCCACGCGAGGCGCAGCGGGAATTGACGGAACACACCCGTCTCGGTCTCGGCAGTCGGGTCGTAGCTCCACTCGTGCGGCGTGACATTGATTTCCGTGCCATTGTCAAGCAGCACGTGAATGGATGCGGTCGAGAGGTCCCACTTGCCGCCCCAGCCAAGGACCGTGCCCAGGTCACCATTGGCGGCCAGCAAGGCATCCTGCTTGTCAGGATCCGGCAGGTTTGCCGTGACCATCACGCGGGCGCCGCACTTGATTGTGAGGTGCGTCGGTGTCACAAGATTCTTTTGTAACCACTCGACTTCGGACGCAGGGCCCTGCCCCTCGGCATCGTAGGTGATGAATCCGGCATCGATCGCGCCGAGTTGGTAGGCGTTCCACTTGTCCACTTGGGTGTTGTGAGTGAACAGGCGCAGGATGCGGGACTTCGGGAAGAGAGCCACACGCTTCTTGAGGATCGAGTGCCCGTCCTTGGTGACTTTTCCCTCGCGGAATTGGTTGAGCAGACCGACGAATTCCGGCTCGTCCTGGCGGTGCACCGTCTTGAGCGACACACAGGAAAAATCAAGTTCCTGCCATGCTTTCGAGAGAAACGCCCAATCGTAGCGGCCAGTCTTCGCGACGGGAGGGAGCTGTAGGAAATCGCCCACAGCCAGCACCTGAATGCCGCCGAAGGGGCGCGGATCATCACGGACCGCGCGGCACACGTAGTCGATAAAATCCATGATACGCCCGGGCAGCATCGAGACCTCATCGATGATCAGCGTCTTCGTGCCACAGATCCGGCGCTTGGTGCCAGACCAACCGTAGCCCTTGCTGCGCATGTAGTTGAGATATTCCTCAAACGATTGCCCAGGGCGCGGACCGAGGCCGATGCCAGACCATCGGTAGATCGTGGACGTGTCCACATCTTCACCGAAGATCGCCTTGAGCTTGTCGCGCAGGTTAAGCGCGGCCACGCCGGTGGTGGCGCATACTTTCAGCGAGCGGTCGGAAATGCGGCGGCGGATCACTTCCGTGGTCACGGATGACTTGCCTGTGCCGGCGGGTCCGGTGATGAACACGTTCTTGCCCTCATTGACCCGGGCGAGGGCGATGCGTTGGTCGGTGTCGAGGATCATGGTGCTTGGGTGGCTCGGTTGTAAGCTTTGAGCGAATAGACCGTGATCGCGCCGTCACAGATCGTGCGTGCGCTGATTTCGGTTTCGTTGAGCAAGCGCTTGAGCACGGTCTCAACGGCAGGAATGGACACCGCACACCGGTGGGCGAGTGCGGATGCGGTGGATGGACCGGCTTCCAGATCGCGACGGATTTTCGTTTCCAGTGTCATGCTTCTTCTTCGGTCAGAGTTGTGATGCGGATGATGCACCCGGGTGGGTTGGCCTGTTTGCCGTTGCGGTCGCTCTCCCAATACTTGCGCACGATGAGCTCCACAACTTGATCGTCATCGCCCCACACGCGCAGAGCCGTGAGAGCATCGAGCACCGCCTTTGCGAGATTGTCCGCATCCGGCTTGCTGGCGTACAGGTAGCACGGAGCGCCTGCCTTGAGCTGGCCGGATGTGGTGAAATGCTTCTTCGGGCGTGGCATGAAGAACGTGAGCGTCACGGACAGCGCTCCTTCGAGCTTGGCATCCGCCCACTCCTTGACCGCGACCGCGATGGATGACTTCCAGCCCTCGGCAGTGCCCGGATCATATACTGCCGCCTTGCCCCCGCGCGAGAATGCACGGGGGCGTGGTTGGCCTTTGGGATTGCCATGCACTTCGGTGACTCCCCATTCGCTTCTTTTGACAATGATCTCTTTCATATATATGTGAAATGATGGGTTAGCGGCTCGACACGACGGCTTTCTTGAATGCGCGGATGCCGGGGATTTCTGCGGGCAGGCCTTCGGCTTCCAGTTCTTTCAATGCGGCGATGACCAGCGATGTTTTCGCTGAAAGCGAGACCAGATCAGGCTCGGCGTGATACAGTGCGTGAACGTCCACGACTTCAAAGTCCCAGGCGAACCGCACACCATCTGCGATCTTCGCGGCCGCGACTTCGTTGCTCGCTTCCATTCGCTCATCGGCAGCGGCCTTGCGCTCTTCCTCGGCACGCTTCGCGGCGATGATGTCGCTGATCTTGCCCGTGCTCTGCGCCTTCGCTGCCGCGGCTTCCTCGGCCTCACGCTTGGCGCGTGCCTCGTCCATCAGGCGGCGTTCTTCGCGCTCGCGCTCTGCTTTGATGCGTGCGACCTCGGCGGCATGATCGCCCACCATCTTGGTGATGCGCTTCTCTTCCGCCTCGATGTCCGCGACGAAATCCTTCGCCGCCTGGTCGATCATTTTGCCGATGCGGTTGACCGGCTCCTTGACCTCCTTGCGGCATTTCTCGACGGCGATCCGCATCTGTGCGAGCGAGCGAGAGACACGCTGCGCGGCGAACGATTCGTCGTTGTCTTTCACCTGCACCACGGTGGTGGCGAGGGTGAGTAGTTCCTTTTTCTGCTCAGCGGCATCGGTGGCGATCGTGAGCTCATACCCTTGACCGGAGAGGATCAAGGCCGTCGTGTTGTCGGTGTCAGTTTGCATTGGGTGCTGTGGGTGATGGGTGAGTGGTGAGGGTTAGCGGATGACCAGGATGATTTCCTTCGCATGCGCGGCGATGTGAGAGGCGAGCCGGTGCGCGATGCTGTCCTTCCCCTTCTGGATCGGAATGCCACGCTCGCGGCACAGCTCAGCAAGCTCACGCTGTGAGCAATGACTGCCGAGATTGTCCGCGATGCGGCAGATGCCATCGAGTGAATCGATGACCGGTTGTCCTGTGATGATCGGCGCAAAGGTGCGCTCGCCTGCTTTTTTGGTTGTGGTGCTTTTGCTCATGATGTTGTCAGTTTGGGAGATAGTTTGTCCAGTTGCCACCGGACCGAGACCGTGCCATTGCAGATGCATTTGCCGATCAGTAGGGCACGGCCGTGAGAGAAGAAACAATGCGCGCAATGCCCGGGGGGACAGGGGACCTCTCGCAGCTTGCGCGCACGCTGGGCGAGGATTTGGGTGATGGTCAGAACGGTTTGCTGTCCGGACGCACCGTGCGCGGGTGTTCCCAGAATGGCAGTTTGTGCAGCAGGATCGGGTTGCCGGGCTGTGACTCCAGCCGCACGGCAAGCCACGCAAATTCTGGATTCAGCGGATCGCGCATCAGACACAGATCCGTCTGGAATGCGTTCATCGCTTCGTGCCATGTCGCCACTTCCGGCGTGGCATCCACTGGCGTGAGCGGAATCGCTTCGCCCTCCGGCTCGCTCAGGCTCCGGTGCTCCGGCTTTGGTGGCGTTTCCGTGATGGGTGTGCGTTGTCCCCGCGGTTCGCCGTTCTTCATGTCCGGCGGCAGGTCGCGTGTCAGCACAATCCCCGCCGACTTGGGCTTTCCCACAGGGGGCGATGTGGCGGCGGGCGGTGCTTGTTTTGCCGCCTGCTTGGCGGCGATGATTTCGGCGATACTTGGCATAGCTTGATAGGGTGAAAGGTTGGGGTGCCGTCTCTCCGTGCTGTCTCGTCTGGTTTTACCCGCTGGCCGACGTTCACCAGGCTATGTTTCCGGCCCCGTTGCTGCCGGAAAAGTTGTTCAGAATTCGGGTTCTTCGGCAGCACCTGCGGGTTGCAGGAGCCCCAGCAATTCGCCGACCGTTTCCAGTGCGGCCGCGAGGCGTTTGTCGTCGGCCTTCGGCTTCGCATTCGCGCGGTGCGTCGGAAGCCACTTCTCGATCAGCGCCTTCACTGCTTCCTCGTCGAGGTCGCCCAGGTCAACGCCCGCGTGCTTGCCGACGTGGACCTTGCATTTCTGCCACTCGTCGCGGCCGTCGCCCTCTTCATTCTTCGGGGACTTGCGGTAGGATGCTTGTTCGCCACCACTGCCGGCTGCGCCCCCCTTGTCTTCGCGATCCTTCACGCGGGTGTATTTGCCGGATGGTTTCAAGTTCGGCTTGTCCTTGTCCGGCGTGATCACGCTGATGACAGCGTATTGCTTGCCGTCCTTGCCCTCTTCGTGCATGACCATGAGCTTCACGCCGTGGCCGATCATCGCTTCCAGGTCGAATTCGTCCTTTTCCGCCTCGGTCAGATCGCGGCCGAGGATCTTCTTGATGTCCTTGCGCAGATTCGCCTTCTCGTTCAGAGATGGGGTGTAGGGACGCGACCAGATGCAAAATCGCTTGCCGTCATCGTCGGTCACCTCGGTTTCATAGACGATGCGAAAAACTTCACGCTCGCCATATTCGGATTGCACTTTTCTCAAGGGCGTGATGTCCACGATCACGGCTTTGACCAGGTTGTCAGTTTCGGGGTGCGGGGTGAAATCACCGCCGCCTTTTTTCTCACTCAATTTCATAGTTTTGTTTACTGTTGGTTTGGTTTGGTTGGTTGATTTGCCCTGGCTCCGGGCAGGAGATTCGCTCACGCCATTGGCATGGGCGGAAATGGGTTCATGCAGAGATCGCCAATGCGGCGATGTAGAGAGCCGCTGCAAAGCCGGCAATGCGCACGCACATGATGCAAATGTCTTCAAATGTCAGTTTCATCGGCGGCATCGGTGGGTTGTGGTTCTGCGGGTGCGCTCAGCGTGTTCGCCATGTCCTCGGCCATGCTGCTGGCGATCGCCAAGCATGCGAAGATGAGCGTACCGAGTCCGGTGGCGAAAATGCCGAAGATCAGGAGTGCGAGTTTCATGCTACCTCCTTTCTGGTGCGTGCCTCGATGTAGTCGCGCATCGCTTGAATCGAGACCTCTTTCGAGCGGTAGCCGCGGTCGATGATCGGCAGCTCGATTTTCGCAGCGCGCAGGCTGATGCCCAAGATGCGCGCGGCGACCGACACCGGGACGGTGAACGTGCCAGTGAGCGCTTCGATTGTTTTGGTGGCTTCTTTGCTCATAGCGGTGCTCAGTTTGGGAGGATTGGAGGAAGAACAGGATTCAGATCCTTGTCTGCGATTTCATCGAGCAAGCGGAGCAACGCCTGACTTGGCGTGCATTGCCACTGCTCTGCTTTGAGCATGATGAGATGATTGATTTTCGGGCTGTAATCGGCGGGATCATATTCGAGCTTTGAATTCATGGTGATTTCGTGGTGACGCGCTCATTTTGTCATAAAAACTCACATCGTCAAGAAGTTTTTATTACATTTGTGAGTTTTTCTCACATTTCTCTTGCAATCCTTGATCTATGGCGGTATTTTCAGGGCATGAACTTTGACAAAATACCGGAAAGAATGATTCAGCTCGGTGTGAATCGTGCATGGTTGGCAGAGCAATGCGACTATACGCCTGATAGTTTGCGGCAAATCCTTGCGCCTAACGGAAAGGGAAAAACCGACAAAGCGCTGCGCCGTATTTGGGAGGCATTGGACCGTGAAGAACAAAGGCAAAAGACCGCTCTTGGCATTTCCGAGTTCTTGCCGATACGATTGGTACTAGAACCCGAAAAAGAACAGTTTGATCGCTGGATGAGAGCGGCCTACAGAGCTCACAATAGTTTTGAGCAATGGGCAAAACAAGGACTTGATAAATATGCAGAAGAAGATGCCGGCCTTCGCCTTTTTGAAGAAGACGCGAGCGAATATAAAGTTCCCGCAAAGCCCAATTTGCCAGCACCCTACGAAATCCCGCTCCTGCGCGCAGCGGCCGGCGCTCCTATCCTGGGCGACGAGGAAATGGTCGAGGTCGAGCGCGACTACGGCCACGGCCGCTTCCTGCTCGAGCTGCGCGGCGAATCCATGGCCCCACGCTTTCAGGATCGCCAGCGCATTGTCATGCGTCACAAATCGTCGCTTAAGCGTCCTGTGCTGAAATACGGCGAACTCTACGCCTTCGTGGTCGATGGCCTCGTCACGTTCAAACAGTGGGCCAAGGACAAGCAGACCGGTGAAAGGGTCCTGCGCTCACTCAACCCCGAACATGCAGACCTCGTCGCCGACGAGACTACCGACTGGATCGGGTGGGCTGATCCTGCTGACAACAGAGATTTATAACGCCCAAGCGATGGCATCCGCCGACGAGAAAACTCCACCGAAGGAAACGACTTTATGATACCAGAAAACACTGACACACCACTGATGGCGGATTGTCCATCCGCGCCTTGTTCGACCATCTTGTTATCGGATTGGAAGCCCGATGACAGCATCCAGTTCCACAACCACCAAAACACTGAGATCGGAAGGCTGACTTGGAACGATGGGGTTTTGCGATTTACGGGGAACGCCGACGAATCCGCAAAGCTATTCATTCAGACGATAGCCGCGCAACTCGGGATGCCTTTTGATTTGTCGAACAACGCCCGGGTTCAATAAACGTCATTCACTCGAAATCGACTCGGTGCAGCACCAGCCGCGGATCGCATGTTTTTCAGCGCAATAGAGCAAAGTATGCGAAAAAGGCGATAACAACAAAAGTGATCAGCATGATGTAGCCGAAGGCTCCGTTTTTGTAACCGCACACCTGACAACGCCATCCTCCAATTTTGCAGCAGCTCAGGATCCAGATCGGCAGCCACATCCCGCAGAGAAAAAGCGTCATGAGCGCATGCACCAGATGATTCGTGCCCGGTCTCCCGTGCAGCGTGTATTGCTGGCAGTGGTTGCATTGCTTTTGTGACTGCTCGATCATGCGACCAGATAAGCGACTGACTCCCCATCGGTCAAGCAGACATTCTTTTTTTCTAGCGAAATCCCACAACAATGCCACAATTAACCCCGTGAAAAAGAAATCCTATCGGTTTCGCGCCGGCCTGCAAAGCGTCGTGATTTACCAGCACGCGAAGGGGTGGCGCTGGCTCTATCGCGACGAGACGGGCAAGCGCCAATACGTCACCAGGGCGAAGAAGGCCGATGCGGAAGACGCTGCACTGCGCCACTTCTCCGGAGCTCCGGTCACGCCTTTGCCAGCGCACCGCATGGAATTCCTGCGCGCCGTCGCTGATGCCGTGCCTGAGAGCGAGCAGGCCGAGGTGCTGGAGCTGCTGCGCGCTCGGTCCACCTCCACGACCGCAGGAGTCGCGAGCACTCGCTATGAGGCGTATCTCCGCTCCCGTGGCCGCAGTGGGAAACATGTGCGCATGACCATCGCGGATCTTGGTTGTCTGGAGACCACGGCGAAGCTCGGCGACTACACCGCCGCACGGCTTGAGGAATGCATCACAAAGCGAATCGGCACCGCAGGCCCACGGCGATGGAATGCCGTTCGCATTGCCCTGGTCGGGTTGTTCCGGTGGGCTCGCGACAATGGCATGATCCCGAATGCCGCGCGGACTGCTGCGGACATGGTGAACACGCGGGTCCTGCCGGCCACATCGCGCCGAATCATCACGCGCGATGAACTTGACCAGATATTTGAGCTAGTGCCCGCCTCGCTGCGCCTGTGGGTCGCCCTTGCGGCATGGGGTGGTCTGCGTCCGGAGGAAATCGCACCGTCGCGGGAAAAACTCGCAGACGGGAAGCGTGGCCTCACCTGGGCGGATGTAGATCTCGAATTCAAAGTGATCCGCGTCTCGACCGCATCGGCCAAAGGAGGAAAGCGCCCGCGCATCGTGCCGATCGCCGACTGTCTGCTTGCTGCGCTCAAGGCGGTGCCAGCAAGCAAGCGAGTCGGGCCCGTGTGCCCACACAATGCCGGCGAGCTCCGCGTGCTGCCAGAGGTCGCCCAGACGATCTGGAAAACGTCGTGGCCGGGGGATTGCCTGCGCCATTCGTATGGCAGCTATCGGAACGCGATCCTGCGCGATCTCGGTCGAGTCGCCGAGGAAATGGGAAATAGCGTCGCCATGCTGCACGCCCACTACCACAATCCTGAGCCGGAAGAAAAGGGCAAGGAATGGTTCCGCAAAAGTTCCGCAAAGGCGCAAAAGTTATTCGCGCAGCATTGTGACAAAATAGCCGTGAGCCTTTGATCTTACTACTTATTCTGGAATCATTGCGCGAGAAATTGCGGATTGAAAATCCGCGTGTCGCTGGTTCGATCCCGGCTCGAGCCACCTTCTCGCACAAAGGATTGCGGGTTTTTGAAGGTGGTCCAAAGGTGACCAGTTCCGCGCGGGTTCCGCAGATTTGAAAATATGTCACTGCGTTGCTTGAAAGTGCATCGCATCGTAGCCCCAGAATGCCGCTG